CTTCCGATGTTCCAGCCAGAATATACAGTAACAGTAAAAGATATCCCTACAATGGATATCAAAACCGACACTCCTATTGTATTAGAGAGTGTTACCTTAAATGATGATTATGAGGGTGATTTAGTTACGAGGAGAGCTATTATATACACATTAGATTTCTCAACTCGTATTCGTTATTATAGAGGTATTGGTAAGAGCAAACAAATTCTCCAAACAGAAGTTGATTATTCAGAGAATGTTGATCCTACGACTCATAAATTTGAGCAACAAAAGATAGTGGGTACAACCACATCTGACGGTGCTGGTGGTTTTAAAGAACCATACACCGAAACGATTAACTTTTTTGACACTGACGTATAAGGGAGAATGTAATGGGATATAGATTTAATGCAAAATTAGTAAAGGTTGTTGATGGAGATACCATTGATGCAGATATAGAATTAGGTTTTTCAGTATTCATGCGGGATCGTATCCGTTTAATGGGTATAGATACACCTGAGAGTAGAACAAGAAATTTGGCAGAGAAGTCATGGGGACTTGCTGCTAAACACAGATTGATAGAACTATTGGCAGAAGCTAATGGTGAATTTACACTAGTAACCGAAGATATGGAGAAAGGTAAATTTGGAAGAGTACTTGGTACGATTGAGGTTAATGGCAAAGATGCTAACCAAAGTCTTATCGAAGAGAACTTAGCTATACCATATGAAGGTGGCAATAAAGATGAAAGCCGTACAAAATATGGTGTACAAGAATTATGGAATACATATTATGAAAACCCACAGGAACATGACGATGACCATGAACATGGAGACGAAAACCCAGAAGCTCACATCGACTTCCACGAAAAGTAAAATTGATTCGGACTTCGAAAGAGTCCGAAGAGATTTATTTGATTTATCCACGCAAGGTGAAGAAGCGATAGAGCTCATGATGGAGCTTGCGCGTGAGTCAGAGCACCCGAGAGCATTTGAAGTTCTTGGACAATTAATTAAACAAAACGCTGAGATAGGTGAAAAAGTTTTAAAGCTTCATAAGAGTAAGAAGGAACAAGATAAAACTGATGAACCTACAGCACTTGCTCAGCAAGCAGCAACGAATAACAATGTGTTTATAGGCTCAACAGCTGAACTACAAAAAATGTTACGTGATGAAAAGGTAATAGAAACAGAACCGGACTTATTTGAGAAATGAGAGAGACAAACTATTTAGGCAATCCGAATGTTCGGGGTGCCGATGTAGAACATCCTTGGACAAAAGAGGAATTAAAAGAATACAAGAAATGTTTAGATGACCCTAAATATTTTGCTAAAAAGTATTGTAAAGTAATCCACCTCGACAAAGGCTTAATACCCTTTGACCTATACCCATATCAAGAGAAAATGTTTGACTCATTTACTGAGCATCGATTTAATATTGTTTTGGCATGTCGTCAGAGTGGTAAATCGATTGCTGTGGTCGCGTATCTTCTATGGTATGCTATATTCAAAGGGGAACAAGTTGTAGGTATCCTAGCAAATAAGAATGCTATTGCACGAGAGATGCTAGCTCGTATTACACTGATGCTAGAGAATCTACCATTCTTTTTACAACCAGGATGCACTACACTCAATAAAGGATCTATTGGATTCTCTAATAATAGTAGAATCATAGCTGCTGCCACATCATCAAGTTCTATTCGTGGTATGTCACTTAACTTAGTATACCTCGATGAGTTTGCATTCGTAGAGAATGCTGCTGAATTTTATACATCCACCTATCCGGTTATATCATCTGGTAAAACATCTAAGATTATTATCACATCTACAGCAAATGGCATAGGTAATATGTATCATAAACTATATGAAGGTGCAATACAAGGAACAAATGAATTTACACCGACTCGTGTAGACTGGTGGGACGTGCCAGGAAGAGATGATAAATGGAAAGCAATGACCATTGAGAATACATCTCAATTACAATTTGATCAGGAGTTCGGTAATAGTTTTCACGGTACAGGAAACACATTAATTACTGCCGATGTCTTATTGGCGTTAAGAGCTACAAATCCTTTAGAGTTTCAGAATAACGTAAAGATCTTTGACCACCCACAAGAAGGACATAACTATCACATGTTTGTTGATGTATCACGTGGAAGAGGCCAAGACTATTCTACATTTACAATCATAGATATCTCATGTAATCCCTTTGTACAAGTATGTACATACCGTGATAATATGATAAGCCCTTTATTATTTCCTGACCTGTTATACAAGTATGCTACACACTATAATGAAGCTCATGTTGTAGTTGAATCAAACGATGCAGGACAAGTTGTGTGTAATGGTTTATATTATGATTTAGAATATGAGAATGTATTCGTTGAATCTATGGTAAAAGCAAATGCAATCGGTGTTACTATGACAGCTAAAACTAAACGTATAGGCTGTTCTAATATAAGAGACATCATGGCACAGAAAAAGTTAGTGATAAAAGATGAAGAAACTATAAGAGAAATGAGTACATTTGTAGCAAAGGGTACATCATATCAGGCAGATCATAACTCACATGATGATCTTATGATGAATTTAGTGATGTTTGGATGGTTTACATCCACTCAGTTCTTTGCAGAATCAACAGATGTAAACATGAAAACCATGTTATATAAACAAAAAGTGCAGCAATTAGAAGATGAAGTCATACCTGTGGGTATAATGCCTGAAAGAGAAGAAGGTAATCATCCGTTCGGAGTAGGGTGGGAAACCTATAGATTTAAATAAGTATAAATAAGTATATTGAGAAAAACCTTATTATGAATAAATCTTATAATTAACATGAAGGAGTTTAGATGGCTAATCTAGTTTCGCCTGGAGTACAGGTAAAAGAAATCGATTTGACCAATGTCGTTCCGTCAGTATCATCAACAATAGGAGCTATGGCCGGCGCGTTTACGTGGGGTCCGGCGAATGAGATTGTTACTGTTACATCAGAGACGGAATTGGTCGAGAAATTCGGAAAGCCAGATGCGAGCACATTCGAAAGTGTTTTGTCTGCTAGCCAATTTCTGAGCTATGGCAACAATTTAAAAGTTGTTAGAGCAGTTGGAACTTCAGCACGTAACGCGACAGCGTCAGGTACTGGAATTCTAACACAAAACAAGACCGTATTTGACGGTCAATCACCTGCAGCAGGAGACTATGTGCAAGCTAGATGTCCTGGTGTTAGAGGTAACTCAATAGGTGTATCAATCCTTACTGCTGGTCAAACAGGTACAGCATTTCAGCTAGCTAACGCTGAGTCAATTCCGGGAACATCTCCTGGAGCAGCAGCAGTTGGTGGTTCACTTGATGAAATGCACGTATGGGTTTATGACGCAGATGGTACAATAACCGGTACTATCGGAGCAGTACTTGAAAGTTGGACTTATCTATCACAAGCTAGTGATGTTAAAGATACAGATGGTTCTACTTTATATTATCATGATGTTATCAATAACGGATCTGAGTGGATCTATTTTGGTAATCACAAATCAACAATGACTAAAGCGGGTCAATCGGCTACAAGCAATGCGTTTGTTGCTGTAGCTTCGTTTTTTATCGTCTTATCGGGCGGCGTTGAAGATAACGCGCTAACTGTAGGTGAAACTACAGCAGCGTATGGTCTATTCTCTGATGCAGAGACAGTAGACGTTAACTTAGTGTTCCAAGCAAACTCAGGATTGAGTGCAGCTGATACAAGAACATTAAGTAATTATATAACTGCACAATGTGCAGCAAGAAAAGATGCGGTAGGCTTTGTCTCTCCTGAAAGAGCGGCAACGGTAAACGCAGCGGCACCACTTACTGCGGTAGCAGCATGGAGAACAGCATTAACTTCAACGTCTTATGGCTTTGCAGATAGTGGTTCTTTATATGTGTATGACAAGTACAATGATGTATATCGTTGGATTTGTGCGGCAGGATCAACAGCAGGACTAACAGCTAACGCTGATTTAGTTGCGGATGCTTGGTTCTCACCAGCAGGTTTTACACGTGGTAACGTTCGTAATGTTACTAAACTAGCATGGAACCCTAATCAAGCGGATAGAGATGCACTATATAAAACGGGTGTTAACCCTATAGTGACTTTCCCTGGTCAAGGTACAGTGTTGTTTGGTGATAAAACAATACAAGCTAAGCCGAGTGCATTCGATAGAATCAATGTTAGGAGACTATTCATTGTTCTTGAGGAAGCAGTAAGTACAGCATCGAAAGCATCATTATTCGAATTTAATGATGAATTTACAAGGGCACAATTTAGAAATATGGTTGAGCCTTTCTTAAGAGATGTTCAGGGTCGTAGAGGTATTACAGACTTTAGAGTTGTTTGTGATGGTACTAATAATACTGGTGCTATTATTGACACGAACAAGTTTGTTGCAGACATTTATGTTAAACCTGCAAGATCGATTAATTATATCACACTAAACTTTATCGCTACTCGTACGGGTGTAGAGTTTACTGAAATCGCAGGAGGTAATTAAAGATGGCAATATTAGGCGTAGATGATATGAAAGCCAAGCTAATTGGTGGCGGTGCTAGACCTAATCTATTCAAAGTTACAATGGCTTTCCCAAGTTATGTAACTGCGAATGTAGAATTGGCATCATACATGTGTAAAGCGACAAGTATGCCAGCATCGCAAATTGCGGCAATCGAAGTTCCATTTCGTGGCCGTCAGTTGAAAGTAGCTGGTGACAGAACGTTTGATCCATGGTCTGTGACTGTGATTAACGATACTGACTTTAATGTACGTAATTCTTTTGAACAATGGATGAACGGTATTAACCAACATAAACAGAATACAGGTTTAACACAGCCTAGTTCTTATATGGCGGATATGATCGTTGAGCAATTGGACAAAGATGGTACAACAAAGAAAACTTATAACATTCGTGGTGTTTTCCCAACTAACTTAGGAGCTATTGAACTAAGTTATGAAACAGGTGACACAATCGAAGAGTTTGAAGTTGAAATGCAAGTTCAGTATTGGGAGTCTAATAAGACAACGTAAATCATCGATATAACATTAAGGAGTGCCCTCGGGCACTCTTTTCTAAGTGTTATAAATAATATTTAGGAAAGAGTGTTAAAGGAATATTAAATGGCAGAAAACGACGGAAGATCACTATTCGGTTTCCAATTTAAAAGGAAAGCAATAGAGACAAACAAAAAACCGGTATCATTCGCAGCGGATAATGAGGATGGTGCATACGAGATATCACCGACCGGTGGCTATTTTGGCCAGTACATGGATGTACATGGAGACAAATTTCAATCAGACAAAGACTTAATTATGAAATACCGTTCGGTAGCTTCATATCCTGAAGTAGATATGGCTATTGAAGATATATGTAATGAAGCAATTACAGAAGAAAGCGGTGTCATAGCTAAGCTCAACCTTGATAACTTAGATCAATCAAATAAAGTTAAAGAACTTATACAAGATGAATTTGAAAGGATACTTAGTTTAACTAATTTTAAAGATACAGCATACGATATATTTAGACGTTGGTATATTGATGGACGTTTATTCTATCATGTTATTATTAATGATTCAAAGCTTGATGCTGGTATATTTGAGATGAGACAGGTTGATCCTACAAAAATTCGTAAGGTCAAAGAAACTGAGAAGGTTAAAGATCCTAAGACTGGTGCTGAGCTTGTAAAAGAGGTAGGACAATATTACCTATATCAAGATGATCAGATGACACAATCTGGCGAAGGATTACGTATTAATACTGATGCTATTATTCAGGTTAACTCAGGAATGTTAAATGAAGAACGCAATAAGGTTATTGGCTATTTAAATAAAGCTCTTAAACCTATTAACCAATTAAGTATGATGGAAGACTCACTTGTTATCTATCGTATATCGAGAGCACCTGAACGTAGAATATTTTATATAGACGTTGGTAATTTACCTAAGCAGAAAGCTGAAGAATATTTAAATAATACGATGAACAGATATCGTAATAAGGTCGTATATGATCCTTCTACTGGTAATCTAAAAGACGAAAAGATTCATCGTAATATTATGGAAGACTTTTGGCTACCTCGTAGAGAAGGTGGTCGTGGTACTGAAATCGATACTCTACCAGGTGGACAAAACCTTGGTGAGATCGAAGATATTCAATACTTCCAACAAAAATTATATAGGGCATTAAATGTTCCTATGTCAAGATTGACTGAAGCAGATGCATTTTCTGTTGGTCGATCTTCAGAAATTACGCGTGACGAACTTAAATTCCAGAAATTTATTGATCGTTGCCGAACTAAATTCTCAACATTATTCTATGAAGCACTGAAGAGGCAATTAATCCTTAAAAAGATTATTGTGCCAAGTGACTGGGTAAATATCCGTGAAGATATTGTTGTAGAATATTCCAGAGACAATTACTATGCTGAACTTAAGGATGCTGAAATTCTTAAAGAACGTATAGAAACAGTTCAAATGATGGACGAATATATTGGTACGTTCTGGTCTAAAGACTGGGTACGTAGAAATATTCTTAAGTTGACTGACGATGAGATCAAAGATATTGCGAAGCAAAACATCGATGATCCTGTTACTCCAGATGACTTTAACCCTGATTTGGCACGTGGTACGATCTAATTACGGGTCGTATTACAAAAAGTTTACTGGAAATAAACATTTTTATAAATACTTAACAGAGAGATTATGAGCACAAAAGACTTAATTGATAATATAAAATCGGGCGATGCGCAAGCAAGCAACAATACTTTTAATAGTATTATGCATGATAAATTGATTGGCGCATTGGATACACATAAACAAGAAGTTGCTTCTAAAATGTATGGAGCATCTGATGACGCTCCTGTGGTTGAAGAACCTGCTGCGGAGACGGAAGTCGAAGTAACAGGAGAACAAGAAGCAGATGCTGACGTTTAAGGAATCATTTAATGAAGTAGTAGAAGCTAAATTAAAGCTCGGTGGTGGAGAAAAAGTTGTCAAGCAGATGAAAAAGCTTGGCAAAAAGAAAAATATTGAGGCAGTTATAACACAGCAGAAAATTAAAGGTGGGAAGTTTAACCTGTATATAGACGGCCTCAAGCTTGATGTTTATGATAATCAAGCAGCTGCTGAGAAAGCAGTAGCAGAATTCATCAAATTAATGGGAGCATAAATGAAGTTAATCACAGAATATACTCAGACGCAGCTTGGATATTCTATTCAAGAAGCAGCGGATGGCACAAAGAAAACCTTTTTAGAAGGTGTCTTTATGCAAGCTGAGAATAAGAACAAGAATGGTAGAATTTATACCAGAGAAGTTCTTACAAAAGCCGTTGACAAATTTGTTAACGAGCAAGTAATTACAGGTCGTGCAGTTGGTGAGCTAAATCACCCTGATGGCCCTTCCATTAATTTGGATAAAGTTTCTCACAGAATTACTGAACTTAAATGGGACGGTAATAATGTGATGGGAAAAGCACTTATTTTGGATACACCTATGGGTAAGATTGTAAAAGGTCTTGTTGAAGGTGGCGTTCAACTAGGAGTGTCAAGTCGTGGTATGGGAAGCCTTGAAGTAAGAAACGGTACTAACTATGTTGGTGGAGATTTTCTACTCAACACTGTTGATATTGTTCAAGATCCATCTGCCCCTAATGCATATGTAAATGGCATTATGGAAGGTGTTTCTTATGAGCAGGATAGACCTGGTCATTTCGTTAAGGTAATTGAAGAAGGTGAGACAGAAGTGAAAGAATCTAAAGTGACGTTCTCGGAAGAGCAACAATCGGCAGGTTTTGAGCATTTCCTCTCTAAACTATAATCTCTATAGGAGAAAACATAATGTCTGAAGTTAAAGACGAAATTGTTGAAGATGTAGCAGAGGTTATCGTAGAGGATACGGAAGTAGAAGCAACGGTGGAAACACCAGAAGCACCTCTTACGGAAGCTCGTACAGTATCAGCAATACAAGCCTCAATGACAGGAATGTCTAAAGAGGGCCTTGACGCGATCTTCGAAGCAGCGAAAAAAGCAGAAGCGAAAGCTAAAGTGGAAGACGATGAAGAAGAAGAGGACGATGAAGGTGATGAAGATGAAGGCGATGTAGAAGAAGGTAAAGCTAAGAAAGAATCTAAGAAAGTCAAAGGCGAGCAAGTCGATGGCGAGAAAGATCTTGAAGGCAAGTCACCTGCTAAGAAGAAAAAAGTTAAATCTGATGACGGATCTGAAGGTGATGTCGTTGAGAAGAAATTTAAAGAAGATGTTGACGCGTTAGTAAAAGACGAAGATACATTATCTGAAGGTTTCAAAGCGAAAGCTGAGACTATTTTCGAAGCAGCTCTACAAAGCAAAATCATCGCTGAAACAGCAAAATTAGAAGAGAGATATGCTTCTGATCTAGCTGGTGAAGTTGAAGCTATTAAAGAAGATTTAGTTGACAAGGTTGACGGTTACTTAACATATGTAGTCGAAAACTGGATGAAGGATAACGAAGTTGCGATTGAGCATTCTTTGAAGTCTGAAATCACTGAGTCATTTATTGATTCACTAGGTCAGTTATTTAGTGAGCACCACATTAACGTTCCTCAAGATAAGGGTGACATCTTAGATGCTCTATCTGAAGAAGCGAAAGATGCTAAAGCTCAGTTAAATGACGCAACTGCTAATGCTATGGAACTTGCTGAGCAAGTTAAAACTTACCAACGTAAGGAAATCGTAGCAGAAGCATGTGAAGGCTTAGCGGCAACTGAAGCTGCAAAAGTAAAAGAATTAGCAGAGGCTGTTGAAGCTGATGATAACGAATCTTTTACATCTAAAGTAGCTACAATTAAGGAATCTTACCTTAAGAAAGATACCGCGGTAGAAGCAACTCCGGAAGTTGATGCTATTACTGAGGATACACAAGAACAAGATGTTTCGGATTCAATGAAGAAGTATCTAAGCGCAATCAAGCGTACATAACCATTTTTAGGAGAATTTTAAATGGAAATTAATAGACAAGTATTACAGGAAAAATGGGCTCCTGTACTTGATTCTCAAGATTCATCTGCAATTAAAGACGCACACAGACGTCAAGTAACTGCTGTTGTTCTTGAAAACCAAGAAAAAGCATTATCAGAAGAACGTTCTTTAACGGAAACTGCTGCTAACGCTACTGGCTCAAACATTGATAATTGGGATCCTGTCCTAATTAGCTTAGTAAGACGTGCGACTCCTGCAATGTTAGCATTTGATCTAGTTGGTGTTCAACCAATGACTGGACCAACTGGCCTAATCTTTGCAATGAAGTCTAAGTACAGCACTCAAGGTGGTACTGAAGCATTGTTCAACGAAGCTGACACTGGTTTCTCTGGTGCTGCTTCTGGTGACCTAGGTACTGCGGACGCTGGCAACAACGACCCGTTCTCTGGTGACGATCCAACTTCAGGTCCATCTGCTGACTCGGCTGACTCTGATACTGTTGCTGAGTATATGCCTGGTTCAGGTAATACTACGGCTACTGCTGAAGCACAAGGTAACTCTGGTCCTGCTATTCCTTCAATGGCGTTCTCAATCGATAAGACTACTGTGACTGCAAAGTCTCGTGCTCTTAAAGCTGAGTACACTACTGAATTAGCACAAGACCTTAAAGCTATCCACGGTCTTTCTGCTGAAACAGAACTTGCGAACATTCTTTCAACTGAAATTTTAGCTGAAATGAAGCGTGAAATTGTCCGCCTTGTAAACATTGGCGCGAAAGTTTCTACTCGTGGTACTGTTGCTGGTACATGGAATGCAACTGCTACAGGTGATAACGGTGGTGCACGTTGGTCAGTTGAGCGTTATAAAGCTCTAGTTCAAGCAATTGAGCATGAAGCTAACCAAATTGCTGTTGACACTCGTCGCGGTAAGGGTAACTGGGTACTAGTATCTAACAACGTTGCTGCGGCATTAAATGCTGCTGGCGTTATGGATACAGGTATGGGTGCATTAGGTGCACAGCAAATGGATTCTGACGTAACTGGATCTTTACTTGCTGGTACTTTAAACGGTAACATCAAGGTATATGTTGATCCATATGCAGGCGTAGACTATTTCAACGTTGGATATAAGGGTACTAATCCTTATGACGCTGGTATGTTCTATTGCCCATACGTTCCATTAAGCATGATGAAGACAATTGGTGAGAATGATTTCCAACCAAGGATCGGATTCAAAACTCGTTACGGTATTGCTGACAATCCTTTTGTCACTGCAGGAAATAACAACAATGTATACTACAGAAAACGTAAGGTTACTAACCTGTAATTTTTTAGGTACACAAGAAGATCCCCCTTCATTGGGGGATTTTTTTTATTTTATAAATAAATTTGTTATGCCAAAAACTGAATTATTAAGAGATGCAAAGTATGAAGACTTTCGTAAGCATCATTTAGATAAATTTAAAGGTTATAGTGAAAATATGGAATATTATTTATGTTTATATAGGGCTGGACAATGTGGATCATGGTTAACTTTTTTTGTCAATCAACATGACAGTTTTCCTAAGTATGATGTTAATGTAAAAGAAGGTGGCATAGATGTAGGATGTTACGGTTCTGATTGGTATAATCATGAAGAAACAATAGAAAAAAGAATGTCCCCAATAGGTAGAGCTACTTTTGGAGATCCAAGAGTTTTGGCTAAAAGGGAAAATGCCACAAAAGACTTTTTAAAGGTATTACCTAATCACGAACTTCATTATAATGAAACTATAATTAATCAGGCCGAATTTAATTATGTTATGAGAGTAATGAATCCTAAAAAAGTAATACTTCCTGTTATCCGTAGTACATTATTTGATAATCTTTTAGATAGGTGGATGAGATATTTAGACTATAATAAAAATGCATCTTTTATGCATCCGAAAAATCACACTTTAACTAGAAACAATTGGGCAGAGAAGTGGGAAAGATGGTCAGCATATTTAGATAAAATTAAACCATACGGTATGCCAGGAGGAGACTTAGTACTGTATTTAGATATAGGAAAGTTATTAGAAGGATGTGAAGACGAATACAATAAATTATTAATAGCAATACAAGAAGATCCATTACCAAATAAAAAAGAATTAATAACAGAGTATAGGAACCTTATAAATATATAGTATGCCAAACTTTTTAAATCCATCATCGTTCGTTTTAACATTAGATAGTCAAACCTATTCTGGTGCAGAATTTACGATTCAAACAATGATTCTTCCGGATGTATCTGCGGACGGTGCACCTTTACCATTTAAACAAATTGATGTTGGAATACCATCAGATAAAATAGTATTTGGTCAATTTGAGATATCATATCTAATTGACGAAGACCTCTTAAATTATAAAGAGATCTTTGATTGGATAAAAAATAATGTAGAAGCTAATCATTCAACTAATGCTACACGCGACTTGACGCTTACTATTATGAATTCAGCAAACAATGTTACAAAACAAATCAAATTTGTCGACGCTTACCCGACAACTATTTCGTCTCTACCATTTGATATCACCACAACCGATGTAGAATATCTTACAGCTGTTGTATCTTTTAAATATTCATACTATCAATTCTTATAATGAGGCACTTATATTATGCAAAAATCAATCGAAAAATGGATAGATAAATTCGTATCTGTTCATAATGAAAAACTTGGCACTGTGCCATGTCCATATGCACGAAACGCATTAATCAATTATGTTAAAACTAATGACATCCGCAAGTCTCTTGAGGATTACAGTGTAGATTTTAATGATGATTATCAAGTAGTATGTCTTTATACCCCAACTAAAAATTATACGCCAAAAGAGTTATCTGATATTGTAACAGAATTTAATCATAACGCAATGGTTATGGATATTGTTGCATTAGAAGATCATCCGCACGATGAAGAAATTATTAATGGCGCAAAGATGAATTTTGGTAAGTGTATATTAGTACTAGTACAGAGACTAAGTGCAATTAATGAGGCTAGTAATATCCTTAAAGACAAAGGATACTATGCTAACTGGTCAGTAGAAAATTTAAATGATGTTGTGTCTTGGAGATTTATTGGATGAGTTACTCCTATGCGAGAATTAATTTAGAAAAAACAAAGTATAAGAAGATAGGTTCGCATGAAATACTACTTAATCCAGACCCTAATCAGCTAAGAGAAATATATTACAAGTACTGCAATTATCACAAATTCAATAGTGTTATGCCTTTGTTTGATATTGAGTTTAAAGAGAATACAGTAATAGGATATTATGATGGAGATATACTTGTAGCATTTAGTATGATAGCTGAATTTGATGAACATAACGCTGAGTGTTATCAATTTGCTTGGGACTATGCTAATCCTAAATTACATTTAGGTATAAAGAGCTTACGTAACGAGTGTGCAATATATAAAGAATTAGGTTATAAATACTTGTATATCGGCGGAGCTGATGAGTATAAACAAAAAATAGATGGATTTGAGGTAATGAATCCAGTAGCATGGATAGATGATAGGTGGACAATAGATGGATTCGAACCAATACAAAGTAAATAAGGCAAATGCATATAACGGATGGGATCCATTAAAACAAGTTGTACTTGGTAATGTATTCACCCCAGAGTTCTTTGAGGATATACGCGACCATAAGCTTCGTGATCTCATGCAGAAAATCTTGTTTGAAACACATCAAGATTTAGATAATATTCAAAAGACATTACAGGATATGGGTGTTGATGTAGTACGCATGCCTCCTAATCGTGTTAGTGCACTCGGATCAAAAGGTGGTAACTATTCAAGTTTTGCTGAATATGTAGAACATGAAAGAAGAGAAGGTATCATAGGTATACCTAAACCGTGTCTTACACCGCGTGATGATTTTATAACCCTTGGTGATAAGATAGTATATTGCGATCACATGTGGCATGATGAAGTAGATGTAAATGCTGGAATATTTAATCCTGCAATACTTGATTTACCGTTTCAAGAGGCAGTACACGAATATCGTAAGAATAAATTTAAATTAGATTCTGATGGTAAGCTATTAGATCCTGAACAATTTAATTCAGATAATACAAGAGGGCCTCTCATACCAACTGGTTATACCGAAAAGATGAAGAATCATACATGGGGATTCTGGGCACCAGCTGTACATCGTGTAGGTAATAGGCTTATTATTGACCAAGAAGATTGGTCTAATCTTGCAGATTTTTTATTGGATAGATACCCGCAATTTGAAGGTGCAAATATAGCAATTGGTGGTCATAATGATGGTTCAATGAATTTACCAAAACCAGGATTAGTTGTTTGCGGGAATTGGATGGGTCCAGAAGATTTTAAAGATACATTACCAGGCTGGGATGTAGTTCCAATTAAAAACCCAAATACAATGAAATGGGAAGATAATGTAGATTGGAAAAAAGAAAAAGGAATAACTAATGGAAGATGGTGGCATCCAGAAGCTAAAGAGAATCCAGATCTTGTAAGCTTTATAGATAGATGGTGTAGTGACTGGGTTGGAAAAGCAGAAGAAACATTGTTCGAAGTAAATATGCTTGCGGTAAACGAAAATGTAAGTCTATCTTTAAACTATCAAAAAGAAGTACATAGCGCACTAGCCAAACATGGAGTTGAAGCAGTATACTGCAGATTTAGACATAGGAATTTTTGGGATGGAGGTCTGCATTGTTTAACATTAGATACATATAGAGAAGGCGGTATGAAAGATTATTTTAAATGATAACATACTGGGAACGTAAACTAAATAATGATTTTTTCACAAAACAAGAAGGTGATGATGAATATAAAGAATATATTAAAACAATGATGCCAAAAAGAGCGAAATTAATTAACTTTGCACTTAGCCAATTTAAGTTTAAAGATTATTTAGAAATAGGATGTGCATATAATGAGTGCTTTGATAATGTTGAAGCAAATCATAAAGTTGGTGTAGATCCAAAATCTGGTGGCACACTCCGTATGACTTCAGATGATTTTTTTAAAGTTAATTTAGAAAAGTTCGATGTTATCTTTATTGATGGCGATCACGAGCATAAGCAAGTATTAAGAGATTTTAAAAATTCATTAATGTTTTTAAGAAAAGGCGGTATAATATTCTTACATGATTTACTTCCTCCTTCAAAACACCACGCAATTTATCCTTTACCTGATAATGAATTAAGACCAAGATGCGGTACATCTTGGAGAGTAATATTTGATATTTTATCATTAAAGAGAGAATTTTTTATTCTTAAACATGAAACAGGAATTGGTGTTTTTAGAGATCAGGAACCATATATATTTGGTGATGGATCAAGTTTGCCTCTGTCAAGAACAGAAGAAGATTCTGAGAATATACCATTTGATAAGATGTTACAAATTAAAAACGAGTTACCTATCATACAAGGTCATCAATGGATGGAGATGATGACGCGCGACAGAATTAGACAACGTTTAATAGAAAGAGGAATGCTAGATGACGATTATTTCTAAAACATTTTGTCCATTACCTTTTAACCACATATATATTCACCCACAAAATAGAGCTCAAGTATGTTGTGGGTTTAATAAGAGTAAAATGCCTGAAGGATGGGAACTTCCAAATATAAAAGATTTTGATAAATTATCAGATTATTTACAGCATCCTAATATAAAAGATATACAACAAAAGATGTTGAAAGGGGAGGAAGTTGCAGGGTGTGCCACCTGTTATTACGCAGAAAAAAATGGATATGATAGTATGCGCAAAAAAGAACTTCAGATGTGGTATGGAAATGATTGGATGCCAGAGCCAGATATTGAAAATCCAAAATTAAACTTTGTTGAAATAACTTTTGGTAATTATTGCAATTTAGCATGTAGAACTTGTGATAGTGATTTATCTCATTCATGGTTAGATGATAATAAAAGATTAGAGAAATATGTAGATGAAGGATTAGGTGTTAGTACCACAAAGAAAAGATTAAATATTGAAAGAGAATGGGAAGATGATGATTTTAAAGATTTAGAATATCTCAAAATTACTGGCGGAGAACCAATGCTACATCCGGATTGGTTTAAATTTGCAAATAGATTTGATCCTACAAATGTTAACATGTTTATATTTACTAATACAAGTTGGGTTCCTAAAAAGAGACACTTAGATTTATTAAAAAAATTTAAACATTGCCAAATATTTATGAGTATAGATGGCACAGGTTCTGTACAAGAATATATGAGGCACAATTCTAATTGGGATATTACAGAAAAATCTGCTAGAGCCTGGCTTCAGTTTATGAAGGAAAATGATAATATACAAGTTTCATGGGCACCAACCTGGTCGTTAATGAATGCAAATTATTTTATAGAAACCGTAGAATGGTGGTTAGAGACTATTAATGAAATATTAGGTCAAAGAGCAGATGACTGTGGAACGGTTAAAACAAATTATATATATGGTCCGTCTGAATACCAAATAGGAAATCTCCCTGAAGAAAATAAACACAAATTAAAAAAAGATATTCAAGAATTTATAGATACCCTGGTGTTTTTTGAATATGGTACAGATGAAATTCATGGCATGTCAGAAGCTTTTCTTAACTATCTAAATAATCATTCTGAGCCAAAAGAGGATGATAAAAGAATCTATTATAGAACAACTGAATTATTAGATGAATGGCGAGAGCAATCAGTAGAAACAATGCTACCAAAAACACATAAGGCTATGTACATTGACACTATATTATGATATAATATACCTAATATAGATATAACTAGATTATTATGACTACAACTGAAGTACTACAAATGTGGCAGAAAGATGGCCAGATAGATGAATTAAAATTAGATGATACTACTATTAGGATGGCACGTATCCATTCTAAGTATTTAGAATTACTTACCATTGCGAAGATGACACGTAAAAAACGTGAGTTAGAGTATAAGACATTACTTAAAGATAAGTGGCTTTACTATAACGGCAAATTGTCTAAAGAACAGATAGATGCATTTAAGTGGGAGTACGATCCATTTGGCGGATTAAATAAACCACTAAAAGGTGATATGAATTATTATTATGATGCAGATACTGATATCCAAAGATCACAAGCATTGTTAGAAGTAGAAAAGATTTTAGTTGAAACTCTTGAAGAGATTATGTCTACTATACGTTGGAGACATCAGAATATTGGTAACATAATTAGATGGAGAAGTTTTGAAGCAGGAGTCTAGTATTAACCCACGATCACCAGAAATGTCTAGTATAGTGACATTAGCTGATGGGTTAGTACATAAAAAGCCTAGGCTTTGGCATAAGAAAAGACGAGTAATTCAAATAATAAAAACACTTGACGAGCGTTATAATTTAGATTTTTTTCCAAAGATATATGAAATTAATGATGATGGGTTTACATATGAATATGTAAATGGAATGACAGTTGATCAGTTCGTCCTAAATGGTGGTAAATTATATCACAATGATATCATTAAAATAAAAATAGCTATGGACCGTATATTTGCAAAATTATATGATGTAGCAAGAAAAGAAACAGCGTTTATGGAGAATAAATTTATGTGGTATGGTGATCCTAATCCAGATAATGTAATTTGGGATTTTAAAAATGAAACTCTCAGGTTAATTGATATTGATTCTATTTCTATAAGCAAATTAATTCCTATATCATATGTCAATATAACTTTAGTACAACAACTAGAACATGTATACATGACAAATTTTTTTGAAGGTTCCGACAGTAATAAAAAATGAATAGAAGAACACTCGAGTTATTACTCATTAACTACACTAATATAAATAATCAATTAAGAGTGCCTTGCTCTGAAAAATCTAAATTCGAAAGATTAATCAAAGAGACAGAAGAGAAATTAAAGTCTGCACCATTAGATAGAGTTTACCCAGACGGAATGACTGCAATGGAATTTGCGTTACACTTAGCACATGGAAGAAATAACACTACAGACTAAAGATGCAGCATTCCTTTATGTAGATTGCGATGATAAAGGAATCATACAAGAACTAGCAGAGTATTTTACATTCTTTGTTCCTGGTTATAAATTCATGCCACAATTTAGAAATAAGATGTGGGATGGTAAGGTAAGACTACTTAATCTCAGAGACCAATCTATATACTCTGGTCTATACAAATATATTAAATCATTTGCTGCAGATAGAAACATAGCAGTAAAAATTTTACCTCATGGTATTAAGTCAGAGGCTAACCTTCCTGGTGCACATCAAGAAGTCGATATGTCTTTTATCGATGAATATATATTACCATTCAAGCCAAGAGATTATCAGTTAGACGCAGTACAATATGCGCTTGAGAATAAGCGAGGATTATTAGTAAGTCCTACAGCCTCAGGTAAATCTTATATCATATATCTCATGATGAGATACTACTTAGATATGAGCTATGACCACATTGCAGATAAAGTATTATTAATTGTTCCTACTACTTCACTTGTTAAACAAATGGTAGGAGACTTTGCAAAGTACTCAGAGCATGATGCGTTGTTTGATGCAGAAGGTATGTGTCATGAGATTATGGCTGGTAAAGATAAAGGTCATAAGACTAAAAAGATCTATGTGTCTACATGGCAATCTATATACAAAATGCAAAAAGGATATTTTGAACAGTTCGGTATGGTGATCGGTGACGAGGCTCATGGATTTAAAGCTAAATCACTTACAAGTATCCTTACTAAATGTGTGAATGCAAACTATCGATATGGCTTAACAGGTACATTAGATGGTACACAAACACATAAGCTTGTCCTCGAAGGTTTGTTTGGACCACATAAGAATATCACAACAAGTAAAGAATTAATCGATCGTGGTGATCTTGCTAATATATCGATTGATGTATTATTACTTAAACATCCTGACGAGCATTGTAAAGAAGTAAGTAAGATGAAATACCAAGACGAAGTAGATTGGATTGTTACAAGTCAGAAGAGAAATAACTTTATAAAGAATTTAGCTATCGATCTAAAAGGTAACACATTAGTATTATTCCAATATGTAGAGAAGCATGGTGAACCACTGTTTAGATTAATAGATGGTGCAACAGATAATAAGCGCAAAGTGTTTTATGTAAGCGGTAAGACACCTGCTGACACGCGCGAAGAAATTAGAGCTATCACTGAACAAGAGTCTAATGCTATATTAGTGTGTTCATACGGTACATTCTCTACTGGTATAAATATAGTTAACCTACACAATATTATATTTGCAAGTCCAAGTAAGAGTCAGATACGAGTATTGCAAAGTATTGGTAGAGGATTAAGAAAGAGTACGCTAGATACAACGATATATGACTTAGCGGATGACCTACACTGGAAATCTAATAAGAATTATACCTTAAATCATAGCGGTGAAAGGATAAAAATATATTCAAAAGAAAGGTTCAAATTCAAGATACATGAGGTGAAATTATTATAAATACATACATGGAAAAGAAATTCCCAGAAGACATATCGCAATTACCAGTAAGGTTGTATAAACTAATCAATGGTGAAAACATCATTGCATATACTCATACTATTGATGATGAATCAAATGGTTCATTAATCCATGTTGAAGAACCTATGAAAGTGATTACAGAACCGGATAACCATTTTGTTTTAACACCTTGGTTACCATTCTCTATGGGGTCATTACATACTATTGAAGATTTTAATGTGTTATTAAAGACCGATCTTCAAGATGATATAAAGGCACACTACATGAAGATTGTTTTAGATGAGATCCAACATGATCAGGATCTTTTAGTAGAACAAACTAAACTCATGAAGGGAAACGCCACCACCCACTAATATACTATCCCCCCGCAGAGATACTCTCTTATTATAACATAGAAAAGCGGCTTTGTACATACTTTAGTTAAAATAAATATGCAAATAACTGATAATGCCACAAGTAAAGTATCCGAGATGATTACCGGAGATGAAAGTCTTCGTGTTTATATTTCTGGTGGTGGATGCTCAGGCTTTAACTATGGTTTTAAATTAGATGAGAAAAATATAGATGGTGATTTTGTTATTGAAAAAAATGATGTGCAAGTTCGGGTTGATCCCCTGAGCTATCAATATTTAGAAGGCATAACAATCGATTATGTTCAAGACTTAACAGGAGCAAGATTTCAAGTAAGTAATCCTAACGCAAAAACAACATGCGGTTGCGGATCATCTTTTAGCATTTAAGTATGTACATTTAGGCATTATATGATATAATGCTTATACACATGGAGATATTATGACTGAAAAAATTAAACCTAGAGACAAACCCCATTACGTAAATAACCGGCAGTTTTCATATGCTGTAGTTGACTATGTAACAGAGGCAAATGCTGCAAAGGCAAAGGGAGATAAAAATCCAATAGTACCAGATTATATTGCAATGTGCTTTATGAAAATATGTGAAGGTCTATCTCATAAACCAAACTTTGTACGATATACATATCGAGATGAGATGGTAATGGATGGTGTTGAGAATTGTTTGAAAGCAATATACAATTATAGAATAGATGCATCTACCCGCACAGGTAAGCCTAATGCATTCTCTTATTTTACACAGATAGCTTACTTTGCTTTTATCCGACGCATTGTGAAAGAAAAGAAACAAGCTGATATCAAATTTAAATTCATGGAGCAAGCAAACATAGAAGACTTTGTATCTTCTATTGACATGAATAGTCCGATTGACCAATCATTCCTTGATACACTTCGTGAGAAGATTTCTAAGATTAAAGAAGTTGATGCTCAGATTAAAGATTTTGAGAAAGAAGAAAAGGTGAAAGAAAAGAAAGGATTAGAAAAGGTGATGACTTGAAGAACTTATTAATCATTGGTTATGGTGTAGTAGGTGAAGCAGTTTATAAAGGTTTAGATCAAGATCCATCAAATTATATACAGATCATGGATCCACCTAAGGATATGAATCCTTTAGATGATGGCATTAATGATTACGCTGATTATAATTATTATGATGGTATCATTATATGTTTACCTACACCGCAAGGTCCGACAGGTGAATGTGATGATATGTTGATTGAACAGTATCATTATGATATTCGTAAGCATGCAACACGAGTACCTATCCTTATTAAGTCAACTATATCACCTGAGCTTATAGAGTTATTACAAGATGATAAGTTCCTAACAACTAATCCAGAATTCCTAACCGAAGCTGATTCTAAAGAAGAATTTCTACATCAGAGGTTTGCTATCTTTGGTGGACATCAATGTATGTATTGGTATTCACTTTTTATGAATGCAGGTATAAGAATGGATAACAGAAAGTTTACTGATATCAGGACAGCATGTTTTGCTAAGTATACAATCAATTCATTCTTAGCTACCAAGGTTATATTCTTTAATGAACTAAAATCTATGTTTGGTGAAAATGGATTTGATGAGCTAACTGAATTAGTAGGTATGGATGATCGTATTGGCAATAGCCATATGATGGTACCAGGGCCAGATAGAAAATACGGATTTGGTGGTATGTGTTTCCCAAAAGATACAAGTGCATTTGTTAAATCAGGTAAAGGTAAACTAACCTTATTAGAAAAAGCACGTGAAATTAATGATGACATTCAGAAGGATAGAAGATGGATATAATAATGACAGGATCTAGTGGCTATATAGGTTCACACCTTTCGCCATATTTAGAAAAGCAAGGACATAAAATATACGGTTATACCGGTGAGATCACCGAGTTTGATTACATAAAAGGTAAGTTTGATATGGTTATCCATCTTGCTGCTTTGACAGGTGTTCGTAAATCTTTAGAGATTCCTCAAGATTATTGGAAGACTAATGTACTTGGTACAAGACGAGTGTTTGATTTCTGTAAAGAACGTAATATGAAATGTTTATACGCATCAAGCTCTAATGCTCATGAATGGTGGACTAATCCATATGCTACAACGAAGAAGGTTAATGAAATGGATGGTCATCACTTTGTAGGCTTTAGACCTCATACAGTTTATCCAGGAAGAAAGGATATGATGTATTATAGAATGACAAATGAACCTGAGACAGTTAAATATATTAATGGATATCATGAAAGAGACTGGACTCATATAGAAGATTTATGTTCTGCTGTATGTACATTGATAGAAAACTATGATATAATGGTGGGTAAGTGTGTAGATATAGGAACAGGTGAATCAATCAATTTAAAAGAGGTAGCAGCAAAACTAATGCCATATAGATCACCTAATATAAATGCTGAGAATCCACCACACGAACGTGTAATAACATGTGCAGATATAACCGAACTAAAAGAATTAGGATGGACACCAAAGCATAGAGTAGTATCTAAATGAGATTAAAAAACAACGCATGGACATTTGAAGGAGCATTTTCAAAAGAACAATGCAAACAACTAATCGATTACGGTAATGATCAAGTTACTGTAACAGCAACAACAAACAAAGATACTGTAAGCAAGATTAGAAAATCTGAAGTTGCATGGTTATATGATCCGTGGATAATGCAAATGTTAGAGCCATATATTGAAACAGCAAACCAACAAGCTGGTTGGAATTTTCAGTGGGAACCGGTTCAAGCAATACAATTTACTAAATACGAAAAAGGTGGGCATTACGGATGGCATCGTGATACTGCTATTCCATGGCGTAAAGATGGTAAAATAAGAAAGCTAAGTATCACAGTAAACCTTAATGATGATTATGAAGGTGGTGAAATGTATATTGATGTTGAAAAAGATTATTGGAAACAAGATCCACAGCAGCTTGTTAAATTACAAACAGCTGGTTCGATATCAGTATTTCCAGCAGATAGATGGCATAAGGTAAATAAAGTAACAAAAGGTACAAGATATAGTTTAGTTGTTTGGTTAATGGGAGATCCCTGGAAGTGAAGATAGCATTATTAAATGATACACATTGTGGTGTAAGAAATAGTTCAGAGATATTCATAGACTTCCAAGAGAGATTCTATGAGCAAGTATTCTTTCCATTCTGTAAAGATAATGATATAAAACATATAATACATCTAGGTGATTATTATGACCATAGGAAATTCGTAAACTTTAAGGCATTGAATGCTAACCGCAGACATTTCCTTGAGCCTATGAAACAGAATGGTATGACTATGGATATTATTCCAGGTAACCATGATGTATTCCATAAGAACACAAATGATCTATGTTCTCTTAAAGAACTATTAGGTTATTATACAAGCAATATTAATATTGTTATGAAACCATCAACGTTAAACTATGATGGGTGTGATGTACATTTAGTGCCATGGATTAACTCAGAGAATTGGGATTCGTCAATGAACTTCTTGGCAAGTAACAAAGGTATTATGATGGGTCATTTAGAGTTGCAAGGCTTTGAAATGATGAGAGGTATTAAACAACCTATGGGTCATGGTATGGGTGTAGAACCTTTTGCACACTTTGACTTATGTTTATCAGGTCATTATCACGCAAGTTCACAGCAAGGGAATATCAGATACCTAGGATGCCAAATGGAATTCACATGGGCAGATGCTGGTGATCAGAAATACTTCCATGTATTCGATACAGATACAAAAACAGTAGAGGCAATACCTAATCCTCTCACATTATTTGAGAAAATATATTATGATGATACGGACACAGATTACACAAATTATGATATAAATACACTTACGGGCAAATTTGTTAAAGTAATTGTAGGGAATAAGTCTAACCCATTCATGTTTGAC